TTCCGATCTTGATTTCTCAATAGTCAGAAGTTGCTGGTGGTCGTTTTCTCGTTCAGCTTTTTCAGCTTGAGACTTAACAGCTAATTCAGCTTCATCTTTTGCTTTTTGTTTTGCTTTTTTAGTCTCCCCTAACAACTCTTCATTTTTAGCTTTTATTGCTGCAAATTCTAAACTGCTAGATTCAATTAATGACTTCTGTGTTTCGATAAGTGTTAAAGCTTCTTCTAATTCCATCTTATTACTCCCACAAGGAAAACAGCCACAGGCTGAATTTTTTACATAAAAAAACCGCCCATTTACAGCGGTTTCGGATCAACTCTTTTTTTGTGCTTAGTTAAAAGAAAGTGAGTTTCTTGCTTCTAACTGTTTTAAATCTAATATGCTGCCTGCTTTATCTGTGAAGTTACCTATCGAGACTTCACCGCTGCGGAATAGCTTTGCGCGGGTAGGCCCTAGCACCTCTACTTGTACTGCTTTATTCTGGCTCTTTAACCATCCGCCGTAGGTTAATTTAGCTGATACAGGGCCATTCTCAGTAGCCCTTTCACCATCAATTTCAGATCCTAGATCAAACTCAGGATTGACCACAGCTATCCAGTCACTCCTGCACCCCCAATGGATCGGCGGCTTGCTTTGTGATTGGTTGTCTTTGTATTTTTTACCATCCAAGCCTGCACAAGTCATGGAGGTTTTAGAGTCTAAAGTCGATACCCATTGCCAACCAGTCAAAATATCAGTGTTTTCACTAAAGGCAGCTTCACGCGCTAGAGTTGCTGTGTGATTTGTGATGGTCTTAACTAAAGTTAAAGCCTGCTGGCGTGTTCTGTTTTGAATGAGGTCGGTTATTTGTTTTGATATTTGCTGAGTTGTTACGCCATTAAGAGATCCATCTTTTATTATCTGGCCGACTTGTTTAGACTGGAAAACTGTAAACTTTTTTATTGCTTCCTCTACAGTGACTTTTTTTATCTTGCCATCTACTAGAAGCTGCATTGGTTTCGCGTTAATTGCTGTTAATAACTTCTTCTGTGGTACAGGAGAAAATGCAACTGCTGCTGTTGTGGCTAATACTAACTGGCCTGCCCATTCAGCCTCTTTAGCGGCAAACGATCCAAGCGCCTCAACGAGACTTTCACCGTATGCCTGAAAAAATATTTGACTTATTTTTGATGTCTTTTTACTGAGCGCCACTGGCTTCATTTTGTTAAAGTCAATTTGAATTTCTTTATTAATGGCAGCCGATAGTTTTTTGAAGTTCTTAGAGAGTCGCCTAGCCTCTCCTTTTGCAAAGCGCTCTAGCAAGATATGACGCAATGTAACAGCGTCAATCATTCCCTGCCTGCTACTCATCTATCGGGCTAGTATCTTCTGAATCTGCATTAATATCTTCATTTGTCCTGCTAGGATCAATCATGCCTGTATTTCTAGCATTTTCTTGTAGGTCTTGTTTCGCAATAACACCTCTATCATATAACTGGATAGCTGCCATAACTTGAGTTGCGTCTAAACTTTTATCGTAGAAATCATCGTTAATCTGATAAATTGCAGGGCTATTTGATCCCATAAAAAGACCAACCCAGTCTAAAGCTTTTTCCATCGCTGATGAAGCGTTTTGTACTACGTTTGTCAGGACACTGTTAGTGCTAGCATGGCGCAACATAGCAGCCGTTGCGGTCTCCGCTTGACCGCCTTGGTCTACAAGCCTAGCTCCAATGGCTACCATTTCTCTTAGCTTTTCTTGCATTTCAACAGATACGGCATCATTGGCCGTTGTTTGTAGTAATGTCGCGCTACCCCCACCGGATGTAATCAGGCCTCGACGAGCGCCCACTTCAACGCCGTTAGGGTTTAGCTCTTTCCATTCGTTTGAATTTGTATCCCCTATGTCCAGATGAAGCATCGGTTGACCATGAAGAAAAAGTCCCTCTTCCTTGTCAGCGCTATTTCTATAATGCCCGATGTTTATTTCCGCTATGTCGTAAAGACAAGCATCATCGACTGCTGGATCATTAGAGTAAGCACCCGCCATCACAAAGGGTATCTCTTTCAACCTACTACCACTTGAATCGCGTGGCTCAAGGACTGAAACAGCTTTATCGTCACGAAAGATAGTAATCGTATACAGTCCATCGACTAAAGATAAAACCCTGTACTGAACCGCTGATTCATATTGAAACTGATCAATATAATTATTGTAGTCCTCTTTCAAGACCACCATAGTTAATGTGTCAACACCGCCAATTGGTTGTGTTTGCCAGTTTATAATTGATTCGGCTAGATAAGGCTTGATGTTGGCCTGAACATTTAAGCCTCTAACTTGAGCATCACTCAACCCCTTTTCAACCGATGGATAGTCACTCAATAGTCCATAACGGCCAGTTTGTAGAAGGTTTGCGACAGTGTTTTTTGCTAACTGAGATAAAGTAACGCCATCACCCGTTGCGTTTGACAAAATATAATCAAGCTGTGCAGGTATCTCTTCTACTGGATCTTTTCTGAACGCCATGCCAACCATTGCGTCGTTTGTTGGCTTGATCACGTTGGTAAATATTGCTCTTTGAACGTAACTTTTATAGCGGTTAATTGAGTCACTAGCGCTTGAGTTTGGATTAGGCAAGTAATCTTCGCCTGCTAGTCGGATCGCATAAGCGCCAGCCATACAGTCGCGCACAAGCTTCCATTTCTTTAATGAATAGGTGTACTGGTGGTGCTGGCTGTCAACTGGCATGTTAAAATCTCACATTGATGTCTATCATCGGTTTATTAATGGGGGCTAGAAAAGAGATTGGATAAGTACAGGCGTCGGTGAGATGGTCGTTATTGCTCGATTTGTCAGGCTCGCCATTGGGCGTATATGTTAGCTGCTCAAGGCATCTTGCAGTCTCTTTGCACTGAACATCATTGATTAAAAAACTGCCTGTCTGAAAAGCCTTGTTGGCCGCCATCACACGATCCTTGATAAATGGATTTTTTTTATTAGCGTAAATTGAAAAACCTGCCTGCTCTAGCAGTGCTATGTCACTAGTAGAGGCATTGACTGATTTTCGTGCCCTACCCGAAGCATCTGGGAAAACGCTAATGTGATGCTCTGGGTACTTCTCTTGGATAGCCTCTATGGTCGATGGCGTGTCATAAAGCCCTGAAAGCTCATCGACTGCATGGTGAACCTTGCCTCTTACAACAAAAATAACAGCACTCATATTCATAACATTAAAATCCATCCCGATTAACAGAGGTTCTTTCGGTAAGATCTTTTCGTTGCTTCTACATTTGACACGGTTATAACCGTTGTAAACTGTGCCAGATTTGAGGTTTACAAATTGGCCGCGAATATATGCACTTATCAATTCTTCTGGGTAGGTTTCGATCAAGCTTGTAATGTAGCTCGGAGGTAAATATTTTTCGTTTTCATAAGTGGAAGCCTGCACCATCGAATAAGACTTTGTTGGATCGCAAGCAAAACGAGAGTAGATAAACCCAAACCCCTCTGGAGTCGATGTCACGCAAATGCTATTTTCCACACCATCTATCATTAACCTTAAACGTGCTGCTATTTTATTCCAAACAAGAACGGCCTTTGCTTTGGGGAGTACATCTATTTCATCAACCAATGCCCGACTGATCTTGTACCCGATAATAGACTGAGGATGCTCCATTGACCGACAAATGACAGTACCGTAGTAAAAGCGACCCCTGAACACATGGATCTCTTTATTGCTTTCCTTGATCTCCACTCGGAAGCCTAAGTTAGCAGCCGCCTCGCTAAATGTAGGATAAAATATATCTCGTATTTGCGGGTAGGTCGGAGCATAATACCCTTGTGTTGTGGCTGGATGCTTAGAAAAAAATAGAAGCTGGTCTATACACCCGATGTATGTTTTACCAGAACCATAACCGCCGACGTATGCTTTATATTTTGTATCAAGCTGATTAATAAAGACGTTTTGAGGCGCATTAAGTTCCAGCATGTTTAGTAATTTTAATTTCTGAAACGGCTGGATTTACATCAAAGACAATAGCGATAGGCTGTCCAACTTCGTCAGCCTCAATTTCAACTTTATCACCGTATTTTCTCGGCGCTAACTTGCCTGCCACCCACTTTCTAGCGTCAACCCGTAGCCTTGCATGAGCCACTGATGAGCTAGAGGCAACTTGACTAGGTATCCCATCAACCATTGTTGACTCTTTAGATTCGTTATCAACTATATCAATAATATCTTCAAACAACGCATCAGCCGCCTCTCGCTTTGCCTCCCCGTACTGCTTCGTAAACTCCACATTTTCTCTAAGCCATTTGAAAAGAGTAGTCATGCTTGGCATTGCTTTATCGCGAGACACTGAGCGCATTGATTCGCCACAAGCGAGCCTTGCTAATACTTGATCTGCCTTTTTTTGTGTGTATAAACTTGGTCGTGCCATTTAGCATCTCCACAGGATAGCTATGTCAGCCACAGGCTGAACGGTTAAATTGTTTTATTCTTCTTTGGATAATTGTTTTTCTAGTAATTGGATCTGTAGTTTGTTCTTATGACTAGAGCTTACGTAAGTCGCAATAGCGAGAGCGATAGACAAAAGAACACCAATAATCGACACTACTGATTGAAAAGCAGCCAGCGAGGTCGCGGCTAGAATTGTCGAGGATAAATAAGCTAGTTTAGTTTGAATCGTCGTCAGGCCTAGCTCAAGTATTTCTTGCAATTGCATTACAGCCTCACTAATAAGCGAGCCAATTGCTTAACCGCCCTGATTGAGGGCTGTTGGCTAAGATTGACCGCAAAAAAAAGGCCTCTTGCCATTTCTGGAAGAAGCCTGATATCTGATATGGGCATTGCCCAATATACAAACATATTACCATGATTTTGCCCTAATAAAAGTGGCTGTTAAGAAAGGCGGATAAAACAATGTCTGATAATTTCCGTATGGATAAATTGAAGCCTGTTTCTTACCATTTTCGGCGTCATGTTTTCACGATCTGATATCTGCTTAATAGAAAGATCTAAATCATATCTAAGTTTAGCAATAGATCTCAATGGTAAGGCTAGACCGTTCATAACGCTGGCCGCTAATACGTCAATGCTATGTATTGCAAATGTTCCGCTGGTCTGAGGGGATAGTGACATGCTCCCATAGCCTAGATCTGGTAAGCCACCCCTAGAGATCCACACCCACCGCCTTATTAAACGCTCTGATCTGTGAATTTCGCTTTTCGTTAGACCATTGGACGGTTTCAATAATGTCGTTTCTGATGTCATTGTGGCTGCTCTCACTCGTATAAACTCCCACTAATTCTGAAAAATGAATATTGGAAAAACGGCTACTTTGATCTCTAATAACTTTTAATTCTTTTTGATCGTTGTAGACAACCGCGATTGAACCGCAGGAATAAAGATTCTTTTTAACGCGCTTGATCAAATCATCGACTTGGTGAAAATCAATCAACGGTTTACTAGAGGTCACTTGACCACCTTCCCATTAATTTTAACCTTAAATCCGTCTTGTGATTTATCCCGCTTGCTCCAATCCACTTTAACAAGCTCACTTCTAACTTTTTTAGTGTTTTCCTTCCTCCGGCTGCTGCCCTTACCGTTCATCTTGTTTCCATGTAGCTAAAATCACCATGAGTTATCTTAAATACGATATCCTCAATTGTCATGCCCTTTTGTTTGTACGCTTTTATTCTGTTACTTAACTCACCTTCTTTTGAATATAAAGGCATAGGCTTAGACCAGTTTGGATTAGGTGTTGATTTACGAGTTAGAGGCTTTGCTAATTTAATGTTTGATTTAAGTCTTCTTCTAATTGTGAGAATGGTTAAATGAGGATGCCTTACTTGCCATGCTTTTAAAGTTAGAGACTCTCCTTGATGCTCAAATAACTTTTCGCGGTTATATGTCGGTTTCTTTTGATAAACCAGATGACTAGGATCGGTGTTTGGGTTTCTTTTAAATCTCGCCCTTAAAGTTGTTACTTTTATATTATATTTTTTTGATGCTTGGCCAAGAGTCAAAGGTTCACCGTAAATTACAAAGACATCAGACATTCTTACCCCCATTTTTTTTTAGAGAATAGTGTTCTCCATTATTGCCATTACGTCCTATGACATCTATTCTTGTTTCTTCAGGCCAGACAGGAGCGCTTAATAGGTCGTCCATAAACTCTTGACAGTCACTTAATATGTCGCTCGTGACAGCCCAAGAATCATAAGTGCCTACGATGTTTTTAGAGTTAGCATCTACCGCTTCACTAAGATCTACAGCAATAAAAGAATCTTCATTGTGAGGCCAGTAAACAATAATCGAGCCGCTTTTTGTTGTCGCAAAAGCATTGTTAATAATAATCCTCGTGTTATATTCGCTAAATGTTCTTTTCATCAAGATCTCCGATCATTTTCTCTAGGTAGTGAATACATTTAAGTAAATCTTCTTTCCTGTTTCCTTTGTTTCTCAATAAGTATTTGATCACGTTTCCAGCGTAAAAGCACAAGTTAAATTCATCTATAATGTCCCAAGGCTGGATCTTGTGATTAACATAATGATCACCCCCTACTTGCCTAGTCATAACTTCTTTTTTATCAATTATCATTAAATAGTTATGTCTGGCTGATGCTTGGGTTGCTCAATGCAAAAAGTGTGTGACGAATAAATGCCGCCTGATTTTCTAAAGGTAATCATTTCCATCTCCCCATCACCGCTATAGCCCTTTGAAGCATGCCAAGCATCGGGCGGGGGAAGTGCTGCGAACACCTTATACTTCACTCCTGCCAAAGTTTTTACTTGTTCTTTATGAAAGTGGCCTACGCACCATAGACGATGAGATGTCCTGCCCCACGCTTCTGACATATCACGCGCCATTGAGCCTGCGAGAGCCTCTGGTTTTTGTTTGTCGCCATGATGAATGCCCAATAGCCATTGACCGTATTCAATGTAATGATAAAAACCGTTGGTTTCTAAAACGGTTACCCTGCCTTCTTTGTCATAGTAGAACTTCATCGCCATTTGGATTGCAATACTCGTGTCTGTATCGTGATTCCCTTTTGCACAAACCAGAACGACTTTGGCAAACTTCGATAACATTCTGTCTGTCATGTATCTCAAGGTTACTGCTGCCATGTGCATGACTCTGCTCAATCTAGTATCTACATCTTGAGGCGTCCCCCCAGCAGTCATGTTGTTGCTTCCGTTAGTGTGTATAAAGTCTCCTAGATTTACGAGCAACCCTGTCTCGCTCGGCTCAGCCTTATCGACCAAATAATCTATCGCTTCACGTAATTGCTTTGTTGCAATATCGGAGTCAAAGTCACTGTGTTTCGTTTCTAATCCCCAGCTATACATGCCTATATGAGCGTCCCCCACGAACACGGCTGACAACAGGTCTGGCGTATGATGTTTGTGAGGTGTTACTGGCACAGGTGTGGCTACTTTAAGATCAGCGCATAAGCCTTCAACAAAGTCTTTTAGGGCCTGTGCTTGTAGCTCTTTATCTCTATCAGTTTTTACCCATTGCACCTTTACTTTTCCTTCGGCGTCGTAAAGTTTAGAGGTTCCCTTGACGCTAAATCCTGCGTCTGATGTTTCAGGATCTGCAAGCTGATGATGTATTGTTTTGACGCTTGCCATTTCGCGTAAGTGTCTGATCTTCTTGTTTAGGAAGCTGTTATCGATCCCTAAGTTTTTTGCCGCCTGCCAGACATTTCCGCCAAAAGCTACACACTCGTCTAGCTGTCTGATCAGCTTGGGATCGTGCGTGAATTGTTTCAGCCATTCATGGTCATTGTGCATTGTTTATTTCCTCAAGAATTTCTTCAGCAGAACAGCAGATCGAATAGTGACCGCGCCATTCATGCAAAAGTTTTTGCTGGCTCGGTTTAACAGCTCCAGCCTTGTAATCGCCGTTTTTTTTCTTAGTTTTACTGGGGTCTTTAATCTCAAACCAATAACTTCTGCCATTAAATCCGACCAATAAATCATCCATGCCAACCTGTACCGAGAAACCGTATGCTCTAAGTACTGAAACGATTTGATTTTGATTTTCATCTATGCGAGCCGCCTGCCGATATTTGGTCAATGTAAAGTGGATGGATCTGTTTCAAAATCATCAATCTCATAATGGTCGCCATCAGAAACCTCATCCTCGTCGTACTCGTCTAAATGGACTTCAACGAGTAGCTGGCTCGATAAAAGCTCCATCAAGTAATCCAGTGATGGATAAGCGAGCGTCAGCATACTGTCAAGATCTTTCACTGATTTTTGCTCGTCAAAAAGAACTTCAATAAAATCTAAAATAGCCTCTGCGTCTTCATCGTCAAGTTCTATCTTTACAGTCATCAAATCACCTTTTTATTTTTTTTCTCATAAGAAAATGCCTATAACCACGAACTTGAAACTCACGCGGCAGATGGTCTACTAACTTTTTAAAACAATCAAAATCACCATTACATTTGCTAATCTTTCCGTTTAACAGGCCCTGACTTACCATTTCAGCAGGCCTTGTTTTATCCATATAGATTGAGTTCTCATCACTCCTTGAAGGTGCGCTAATTTAATTTCATCTTGAGTGTATAAGTCAGTCTGAACACGATTATCTACGATCGAATGACAATCAAAACAGCAAAATGCTGCTGCGGAGTCCCAGTTCTTACCACCCACTCCAGCACCCCCTAAATGAGCAAGTACGACCGTTTCATCAAGTCCTTTACATATTTGGTACAGCCTCACTTGGCATTGCTGTCCTCGCGCTGATTGTCTTAAAATATTTTTAGCCATGATTTTTCCTTGATGGGAAAGGAACGTGTAGACCCTTAGTGGTTGATAGATAATCATTCAATACTTCATAAATAAACGATAACTCGATGATGTTTAATTTAGCTGTTGAAGTTTCTGACGTTTGCTGAGCTTGAATAGGTTTCCAAATTAATTCTTTAACTAAATTTTCATTCCACGGCATATTGAGTGGCTTGCTTAACGTAGCTTCAACCGTGTAGCCACCGTCATTTAGTGCTGTCGATAATTGTTTAAAGTAAAGATGCAAAGCGTTATTTTGAGCTAACGTGCGACTGTCACGCTTAGTAAAATTAACCTCGATCAACTCACCAGCAACAACAGAATTAAAGGCATTATCTATTGGCAAAAAATGCCCCTGATCTGTTTTGACAAGCATTGCTTTTGTCATTTTCTTATCATGTCTTTTATTTCAGTGAGCCGCTGTTTGGCAACGAGTGGATCTCCACGTTGCTCGATAGCCCTTGATCTGTCGAAAGACGAATAAGCGCCCCCTCGGTGCGTTTCTGCTTGTTCACCGCACCATTCGCGGAAAGTAGCAGGCGTTGGTCTAAACTGCCCTTTAAAATTCTTCATACCATAATTGATCTGCGATCTGCTCAAACCTTTCAAGCCTTCGATCCAGAGCGCGGCTTGTAAATCGTAAAGCTCGTCCGTGGCAAGTTTTGCAGCAAATTGATCGTAGTTAGCTGCAAGAGCTATGAGCAATTTATCGAGGATAGGATCATAATTACCTAGAACCTCTTCGCTTGACTCTTTCGAGTAGCTCGGCATTTTGTCTAGCCGCCCCACTAAGCTTGTTAAATGTGCTTTTGCTTCCTCGTGCATGATCTACCTCTGCCTCTTCGTCATTCCATCTTTCCCCACGTAAATACACATCTGGCGCTGGAATGTACTTGAGATCTTTGTTTGCGATAAAAGATTGAACACCATCCTTTGCAGCTTGCCTTTGTTCGGCTGTTAGCTTTTTCCATATTGTTTGCGAATCTTTTTTCTTAATTTTTTTAGGATATATTTTATAAAAATCATCAAAGCTGACCGTTGGTCTGGTGGTTACAATGGTGGTTAAAAGAGATGATGGTTCTATATCCCGTTTTTGGGACTGCTTAGCTATCCCGCTTTTGGGACTGCTACTAGTACCGTTTTTGGGACTGCTTACCAAGCTATCCCCTTTTTGGGACTGCTGTACTAGGCTCGTTATTTGCCAGACTGATATTGAGTTAGTACGACCTACTTTCTTTCCAGTGTTTTTTAAATAACCCAAAGACTCAAGCTGCATAAGGCCAGATATTATTGTCTTTCTGTTTAATGAGGTCTTGTTGTTTAAAGTTTGAATTGACGGGTACGCCTCGCCCTCTTCGTTGGCATAATCTGCCATTGCTACAAGGATAAACTTTAGTGATGATTTTTTAATATCGGCTTTAAATGCGTTATTTAATGCCGAGATACTCACTTTTCAAGCCCTTGACAGATCGCTAATTTAACCTTTAAAACTTTAGAAACTCGATAGCCTGCTTTTTTACTAAAACCATCAAGCCCCCCCGTCATAACCTGACTTACATCACTTTTATTAACAGCAGCATCGACAGACAATCTTTGCTGTCCGTAGTCTTTTATTCGTTCTTGTAAATAGTTCATGTTTAAAGTTTAGTTTAAGCAAACATAAAAAGCAACAAATTATTTGTCTGATGATTATTTATTTAACGATAAAAAACTTGACAGTTGGTAAAAATTAAACTAATGTCAAAACATGATTCGATCTTATACAATTAATGTCATGGAAAAATGGCAATTAAAAGCAAAACGTAAATTTCGTCAAAAAGGCATTACTTTAGACCAAGTTGGTGAAAGACTGGGTGGCTTAAAAAAATCAGCTATGAGCTTAAAACTAAATGCTCATTGTGCTTGTGATGATCAAGAAATGATTTTAATAGCAAATATGTTGGATATGACGCTTGATGAACTAGTAAGTGATGATCCTATTTATAGATCCGGCGCGCCCAAAAAGCAAGAAGCTGCACGAAAATTCTATAATAGTTATCAAGATCTTAACGATGATCAAAAACTTATGATTTTGCAACTAATGGAGACTATGACCGACGAATAACAGCATATCATTAAAATAAAAATAAAAAAAAACAATAAAGGATATGCAGATGCAGGAGGATGAACTAAAAACAATTTGTGACGACGTTAAAAACGTAAGAAATAATCAAAACGGCTTGACGATTCATGATCTACTTTGCAATGTTAACGCCACGAAAGCATTTATTTTACTAGATAAAAAACAGCAATCTTTAATTAACGATACTATTCACGTTATGTGCTGTGACAGCCACCCACTAAATAAAAAGTAAGCAAACTAAAATCATAAAGCCCACGATGCACATCATCGCGGGCTTTTTTTTGCCTAGAATTTGCTTAATTCCACATATTATAAAAAATACGAAAGAAATACGAAAAATTCTTCGTACTAATAAAAATTCAAAAAAAATTCGTATTAATTTAATCTTTATTTATGCGCAAAATTAATCATTAAACGCCGCCCCGCTTAACTCTTAATAATAATCAGTTTGCTTTAAACAAACTAGTGCTTGACTTTTATGTTTGTGTAGTCCAAACTAATCACAGTTAATAAAAGCTAAAACACAAGCAAAGATGTTTGATTAAATATTAATAACGTGAGGTGAAGAATATGAAAACAGGAGTTAAAACACAAGGGAACAGTAAAGTGACAGAGACTGCTCTATTTATTGTGGCCTGCATTTTTTTTAATGCGATATTTATATATTCAATTATTGGGGGTTTTTAACATGAATTATTACAATTATTCTCCAAATTTAGTTGACCATCAATATGAAGATCAAAGCAATCTAGAAGCTGCGAGAGAAGAAGCGACTATAGATATGCTGAACACCCTCGCTGCTGGCGAGAGACTCAAGCTCCACGGAATTTGGTGCGATCACGACGAGATCATCAATGAGCGTGTGATCTTCACCGATGAAGAGGTTGATGATTACATCGACGATCAAAAGGCAGAAAGCCTTATCGACCAACACGACGGGGGCTGCTGATGAATACTGAGCAATTACGTCTCGAAATAGCATCGTTAAGGGCTGAAAACATCAGGCTTGACGATAGCTTTTCACTTTGTCTGGAAAACATTGTCGAATTAGCCGAAGACATTGCCGCTGGCAAATTAGAGATAGCAGAGTTAAAAAAACAATTATGAAAGATTTTTTACAAGCAATATTTTTTGTAGTGCTTTTTTTTGCAGCACACGTTGTTGCAGCGTAGGAGAATTGATATGAGTAAAATAAATAAATTATATGAGCAAGCTGCTGAGTCTTACAGCGCTAAAAGTGGCGCTGAGTATGATATTAAGAACAGGAAAGATAGTTTAAATGATGAATTAAATGTTGCTGATTTTGCAAGCGGTCAACGAGACAATCGTAATGGGCTTTCCAGCACAGAAAAGTCTGTTTCTTATATTAATGGATATAACTTTGAAAAGGCCATTTCGCCAATTTTAAAGGAGAATTTGAAATGAATATGTCACCTGAGCAAAGCAAATTTTCACCCGCTTTTTTTCAAGCACAGATTGAAATGAGTGGAGCTAAAAAAAACCAAAAAAACCCCTTCTACAAGTCAGACTACGCCAATTTAAAGAGTGTTATGGACGCCATCAGAGAGCCATTCGCAAATAATGATTTATTTTTTGTGCAAGCGGCTGAAGCTAATGGTCAAATGATAGCGATCACAACACGGATAGTCCATATATCAGGCGAATGGATAGAAGCTATAACTGAGTTGCCGCCTATTAAAAATGATGTGCATGGCTGGATCAGCGCTTTTACCTACGGTAAACGGCTTGGCCTTCAATCATTGTGCGGGCTTCCAAGTGTTGATGATGATGGCAATTTGGCTGTCAAGAACGCGACAACACCAAAAGTAGTGGTTATCAATAAGAAGGAAGCCGCCGAGCTTGATCAATTAATAAGCGATACTAGCGCCGACAAGGTTGAGTTCCTTAATTATTACTCGACTAGGGCGGGTTCTAAAATTACTGATTTAAACCAATTCCCTAAAGACTTGCTTGAACAGGCTGTAGCGGTTCTTAACAAAAAAAGTGAAGCGGCATGAAGTCCTTAGATCTTAGCCAAGGTAGCCCCGAATGGCTGACTGCTAGAGAAGGCCAACTTACAGCCTCTCTAGCTCCTGCCATGATGGGCCACGGCTATCAGTCAAGGGACAAAGCTATGAGATCTTTTCTAGGTTTGAGTGAGCCAGAAGAGTTAAGTTTATTTATGAAAAATAAGTTTGAACAAGGTCACATTGCTGAGGCCAATGCTAGACCTGTTGCCGAGCAATTAATAGGCGAGAGTTTATCTCCAATTACTGGCACGCGAGAGCACTGCGGTCTTATGTTTTTTGCCTCTTTTGACGGTTTAACTTTTGATAACAAATTGGTTTGGGAACACAAAAAAACAGACAAGGTTTTTGATGAAATCCCACCTCTTTATTATTGGCAGATGGAACATCAAATGATTGTCGCCAATACGGAAAGCTCTTTGCTGACTATTACTGATGATGCTAGCAAAATTAGACACATTTATTATAAAAGTGTGCCAGAAAGACGAAGCGATCTTGTCAAAGGTTGGCTGCAATGGATAGATGATTGCAGTTGTAGAAATAGAACAGATACTGAGAGCCTCGATCTTGAAGAAGAATATATTAATTTGCTGCATGAAATTAATGTGAGAGAGCAAAAATTAAAGATCGTGCGCCATCGTGTCGAAAAACATTCTAAAAATAGAAACATGACTATGGGCAGACTGTCACTAACTTGGCATCAAAAAAGCAACAAACAAACGGCTAGCGCTTACATCAAAGATCAGGGTATTGAGTTACCAGAATTAAATTTAGAGCCTACCTTTTCATCAAGAATCACAATTAACAAGGAGCAATAACATGGCTACTATCGGCGTAAATTTTGGAATTAACAAAGCAAAAATTGATCAATCGAGAATCGAAAAAGGCTGGCTAAATTGCACAGTATTCATTTCTCTAGACGAGAAAGATCAGTTTGACAACAATGGTGGGATCAAACAACGCGCCACAAAAGAAGAGCGTGATGGGGGCCTAGAGCTTGATTACATTGGCAATGTCAGTATTTTTTATGACACCAGAGAAGGAGTAGAAATTAAGCGTAAATCCACCCCTACCCCTATTGCACCCGCACAAGCTGGCGTGCAAGGACAGGAATATTTAGATGATGATATACCTTTTTAAGCGCAGCAGCTTCCTTAATGGCGAGTCATTGCGTCTAAAACCAAGACTGCATCCCTGCTGCTGATTAATTCATTCAAGGGAAATGCAGTCAACCATGACAAATTTAACGCGGCCTTTTAGTCCTAGAGGCCGCGTTAATTTTTATTAAAAAGGAATATTTATGAGTTTTATTTTACAAGCCATTTTAGTTATTGTCTGCTTGAGATTACTGCTCGGCCCAATGTTTCCAAGGGATTAAAATTATGTCTGACAATACAATTATTGCTTTTGAACAACTTCAGAAAATTACTGGCTTTGAACAAAAGGGAGCAATTAAGCGACACCTTACCGCTTCTGGCGTTAGGTTTTTTGAAACACCCCGCAGTCTTTATACCACTGTGGAACTGATGAATGCGGCTGGTGGCTTAGTCTTTAACCCTAACCCTGTTAAAGAGCGAAAAGAATTTATTATTGATGCTTGAAGATCCTTTAAATTCGGTTTAGAGTTAGCATCTTAATAGATCGGATTATATGAAATGACTAAACTAGGAAGGCCACGTAGAGAAAATCCGAACATACCCGCACATATAAATACCACAAATCTGCCCGAAGGTTTAATCTATGACAATGAACGGTTAAGATGGCGTTTTGCTTATTTTGATAGCTTAGGTAAAAGACATTTTAAGCAAGTTGGCAGTAAAACAAGCACACTTGAACAGCTACTTCAACAAATTGAAACACTTAGCTTTGTTAAACCGAATACCTTTAACTGGTTGGCAGAACAATACTACAAAGAACGCCGATTTACTCAAGATATTAAAACTGGAACACAAAAGAACTACAAAGATTATCATCGTCTTTTAAGTTTAGTGACCGTAGAAAATAAATCAGTTTGCGATCTACTTTTGCGGGATTGGACAAGTGGCCTTTGTCAGAAAATTAATGCTTATCTTGCCGAGCATCATGGTAACTCTTACGCCAACCATGTCCACTCATTTATTCATTTGATGTTTACATACGCAAAAAATAATGACCACGTAACTGAAAACCCTGCTACCGGCATTTACAAAAGCAAAATTATAAAAAACAGAGATAAATGGATATCGGATGATGTTTATTATCGCGTGCTAAAAGAAGCATTGCACCAAGGTAAGCGACAAGCAAGAACAGAAAATTCCAGCCCATTCTATCTATATCTAGCAATGGAGTTTTCGTATCTCTGCGCATTGAGAACAATCGAAGTGCGTTTTTTAACGGATGATAATATTTTAGAAAACGGTCTGACTTGTGAAAGACGTAAAGGCTCAAACACTAACATTTTTTTGTACAATGAAAGATTAAGATCCGCGCTAGATCTTGCCCTGAAATACCGTAACGATCTCTGGAAGCAAAAAAGAATCCCCACTCCGGTCAACTTATCAGATAGACCGATATTGATTAACGAAAGTGGGCAGAGATTAACTCAAGAGGGGTTTAAGTCGTCTTGGCAGCGATTTATAGTTAGCTGTATAAAGAACAAAACAATTTCAAGTCAAGAAAGGTTTCCTTTTCACGAGTTGAAGCATAAATCAATTAGCGACAGGAAAGGTTCAGCTAAAGAGAAAATGAAAGCAAGTGGCCACAAGAGCAAGGACATGATAAAACATTATGATCATAGCCAAGAGGTTGCAACCCCTGTCACCAATATTAGTTTAAGTAGCCTAAACATTGGTTAAATTACTATAACATTGTTCCCGTAAACCGTTGCAGACGTTGGTAAGCCTCAATTGAACCTCTGCTTTGTAATCAGAGGGTCGTAAGTTCAAGTCTTATCTCCGGCTCCAGATACAGCAAGGGTTTACAAGCAATTGTAAGCCCTTTTTTTTTGCCTAAAAACAGCTATGGGATCAATGCTGGGATCAATTCACTATCAATGGCTTGCAGGGCATTATTTGTTATAAGTGGTTATTTTACTTAAACATTGATTTAATTTTAACGCTGTAAATTATCGCCCAGCCTTTCAATATCCACGACATTTTAAAATACTTTACAGTGACCTGTTCTGGTGGCTGAATAACATAATCGTAAGACACTCCAGTAGCAAACCCTGCCGACGGTAGCCATCCTCCACATACAGGCATACCAAAAAACAACCACTGCCCCTTTTCCTTTTCTAAGATAATTAAATTCCATTTTCTCTGAGACATCGCAGCTCCTAAAAAAAAGGTGAAAATAAACACTTGCTATTGGTCAAGGTTTACCCTATAGTTATTTACAGGGTCAATGTTGACCAGTAAGTAACCAGCAAATAAAAAGGAATAAATTATGAAATCTTATAAATCAATAAAAAGCATAACACTGGCAGATAAACATAATGTGTATGAGGTTATCTATCACGACCTCCCCACGTTAGCGAATGTAAGTTATGACGATGGCACGATAGAGACCGGTGACCTGCTATTGACCAAGGCTGCAGTGCTAGAGGATGCAGAGTTTAGAAATGTATCGGGCTGCAGCACGGTGACCAGTTTTTGGCAGTTGTCAGATAATTTAAAAAGACAAGTAAAAGCAACCATGATTAAGAAAGAAGTCGTATAACTTTTTCTAGCCCCTTCGGGGGCTTTATTTAAAACAAGGATAATGAAAAATGAAAATGACCCCGATTGAATATGAAGGAAAGCGTGCATTGCGTTATTTGTTCGGCCGTGAATTTTTTAGAAAAGAACCCACGGTTGAAGAGGTGGAAGAAGCTATTTCACAACTTTCTAATGCCGAAGAAATTTATAAAAAACTAAGCGGTATTGTTTACAAATCTCATTATTGGGTTTTAGATCTTTACGGTGAACACATAATAAATGAAGTGATCCATATTTATAATTCTACAGGCGAGCCTTGCGCTTCTGATCTCAAAAGCTATGATGATTTTTTAGACGGATTGGTTGATGAAATTGCATATTCAAGACAGGAAAGTAAATGGCTGAAGGAAAAGTACAAGTTTGGTCAGAAACCTACGAGCGATAGAGAAGCACTGATAAACGGACTGGTACTGGCGGTGACGGCCACAACAGATGCTAAATCAGACGAATGTTTAGCGTTGGTAAAGCAAATAAGCTCAAGCATGAATGAGCTAGAAATAGCAGACTGCAAAAGAGAAGCTGACAAAATACTTGAAGGCATTACTAATGGCAGCTAAACCAAAGACTGAGATCATGAAAGCACTTAGGATCAAACGCAAAAAAATGGGTTTAGTTGAGCTTAATGTGTGGCTCACCCCTGAGCATAAGCAAAAGCTACAAGACTTGTTAGCCAAGCTCACAAGAGACTAGCCAGCCCTGAATTTATTGCTTAAAGTTATGGCGCGTTGGCCAACTTGTGTTGACCACCGCGACCGTAACATTTCATCAGAGGCCGAAGCATACTCCCCCTTTTTAATGTACAAGATGGTTTTTTTGAATTTTCTAAATCTTGTTAAACCAAGGTTAAAAATCATTTCTACAATTACGTCCTGCCTATTACTGGTCAGAGCTTCATAAAACTCAAACTGTTTAGCTTCTTTAGTGCATATCGCTAAATCATTTAGCAGTAAAATATCAGCTTCTCCTTTAGTTATTCCTCTATCTTCGATATTGCGCCCATAGCCGATGGTAAATCTATTGGCTGAGCATTTGTAGATCTGAAGGGACAGCGACTCATGGAACTTGACAGAAGAAATTAAACTCATTCTTTGTCCCAAAAAGCAGAAGCGCCGAAGGTTTTAACCGCCCAATACATTTTCAGCGCCCTCCTTCTTCTTAACCAGCGAAACAGCTTGCTTCCAGAATCTATCTTTCTAACTAGATTATTCAAGAAAATACGGTCGGCATATTCTTTGTCTTGAAGGGTTGTACCTCGGCTGTACATATAGT